TTTGTTTCGAGGGGTTCTTATGGGCCGTCAATTGGATTTATTCCCTGAAAGCAAGGTTAGAAAACCGCCGCTTGTGCGGGCGCATCTTGTTGATGCTGGGGGTGGGGACGTTACCCCGCAGGTAGGGCTTTTCAAGTGCCGTATATGCAATTGGGAGTCGGGTTGGATTGGGTTCCATACTGTTACCGAAGGCAAAAGGGGCATTGCTTGCCCACGTTGTAATCGTGGTGCGGAAGGTGTCCGGCCGGAACTGATCACAATTAAAAACTGCGCCACATGGGAAAGCTGGAGTGCTTCATTTCGAAAACTCTACGCAGAGCAATACCGCAGGCATGGGGGAGATTGGGGGTATGGCGCTGACGTGTTCGCTATTACCGGTATTGAGGGATGGAAGCTCTATTACGAGATAGGTGCGGACCCGGCGACCGCTTTGTCTCAGGATCAAGAATATTGGGAGCTGTATAAATGAATGACCTGCAAGACGGCATGCCGGGCCAAGTTCCAATGACCCCGGACGAGTTTCAGACGATCCGAAAGCGTCTTGATCTGTCTCTGCATCAAATGGGGGTCATGATTGGCCTGAAAGATAGCCCCAACACCCGTAAACAGGTGATGCAAATGGAGCGCGGCGAGAAAAAGATAATGCCGCCCGCAGCCCGGCTTATGCGCGCCTATGCGAGCGGATACCGCCCGGAGGACTGGCCTGAATGAGTGTTGAGACGATAGCGGACAAATACATGGAGCGTGGTGGATATGCGCATGGCGAGCGCAAACACCGTGCGCCCGAAGATATGCTGGCCGTCGCAAGCTTTATCGCATGGTTTGACGATGGCGAGTTAAGCGGCGGGGTGAGGGCGAAGGAAGCTTTTGAGGCGTTTTGTCGATTGGCAGACCTCTCGCCTGTCAAGCTGCGCAAGGTGATACGGCCCGATGATCAGGGCGCAGAGGAAAGCAATGACCTTTGATGCGTCATGCGGTTTGAGCGATGCCAAGCGCGCCCGGCTGCAATCTTTGCTTGATTTTGTTTCAGGCCGAGCCGAGCAGCTACGCCATTCTCAGGAGCAGCTTGTCTGGCTCTGTCAGAAAGAATACGGGGTCGCCCCTGTTTGTGATCCGGTTGGCATGCGGGCGGGGGACTTTCACCGGATCATGAGCAACGCGGCTTTGAATGACGATGCAAAGAACAATTTTTAAAAATCCAACACGGGATTTCTGAACCGCAGAACCCGGCAAAAATCAACACTCGGATAGCTGGCCTGAAACCAGATCCGATGCAGCAATCAGGAAGGCCCGACAGATGGTGAAAAAATGGACTCTGTGCGCTGAGCGTCTGCCGGATGACACAAGCCAAGTTATGGCCGCCTTATCAGATCGGACGGAAATTGTTTCTGCTGAATACGTGGCGGAGACAGGCCAATGGTTTCACGCAAATACCAATCATGAATGCTGGCCAACAATGTGGCGGAGCATGCCTGAACACCCGTTCAGCGGTGAATAGAAAAAGGACGCCCGCTCAATGTTGGAAACCTTTGCGCCAGACGGGAGCACTTGGAAAAAGACTGCTCAAGAGGAAGCTTTCAGACACAGGAAAACAAGGGAAGCTGTGGCGGCCATCGAAGCGCTTTACTACGACGATTCCTATAGCTGGCAAGAACGCGCAAACTTGATGCGTTTTGCTGCATATAAAATTCTAACCGAAACCTGAAAAGAAGGCCGGACCCTTGATCGATATCGACGAGAGAGAAGCAAAACGCGTAGGCGCGATGATTGACCGCGTGAAGCGCGCTGGCCTCACAGAAGAATCCGATGTCTTTCTAAATACGTATTGGGCTTGGCTTCGAATAGCACAGGCTTATGTCGCTGCGCGGCCATACATAACCGGCCCTACAGGTCACGTTGATGCGGTCATGGATCATTGGCCAAAACTGGTTCCAGGCACGCCGCAACGAGACGATGCAGCGGTTCTCCAAGACGCGCTGGACGATGAAGAATGCCACCGTCAAGAAGATCGCCGACTGAGGCGTGAGGCTGGCGAGGAATTTATCTGAAATGGAGGCCCGTCATGGTGAAGCCGGAGGCAGGAAATTACTACCGTCGAGAGAGCGGCCCGGATGTCAAAATCATCTTGGTTGGCCGGCACAACGCCGTCGCTGAAACTGCATCCGGTCAGTACCTGCTTTTCGCCCTCAATGGGCGAGGCGTCGGAGCGACCGGAAATCTCATTGAAAAGCTGTAACAAGAAAGGCCCGATTGATCATGGAAGCCTACATCATAGCGCAAAGGGACTGGGACGACGAAACCGCACTGAAAATGGGGCTTAAGTCAGTTGGTGCGAGCCCTGTCGAGGCGTGGGCGCGGCACATTGGCCCTCGGCCGCCGGGTCAGAGAGAGGGAGACACATCCGCCCTCATTAACCGTTGGTCAGATCGCGGATATGGCCCCCGCAAAGTAAGCATTGAACTCACGCAACAGTAGAGGCCCGGACTATGCGCGAGACAATCTTAGCGGCCCTGAAGGAATACCAGCTGAACAACATGGCCTATGAAGACGAGCCTGATAATCCTTATCAGTTGGTTGATCTCTTCACCGCGCCCGGACGGTCACTGGAGAACGGCGAAGAAGAGCTATTTATGCTCGCTGATTTTATCGCCGCGAAACTCACATTCGAAGATGAAGCAGCTTCAATGGAAGCGCAACAGTAAAGGCCCGATAGATGGTGGACGTGCGAAAAAGATATGAAGAATACAACGCATCTTGGAGAGACCTCCCGTCTATTGCGCCGCACCCCGAGTCGGCACCCGGCTTCACGACTGGCGGCGTTCTCTACGACCTATCCGCCGCCGCCGATGAGATTACCCGGCTTCGTGCAGCGCTTTATAAAGTAGTTGAACGCAGTCATGACGGCGAACTTGGCACGTCAAAAGTAATCGACATGCGCCGGGTCGCTGAACAAGCCCTTAAACCGCAATAATAGAGGCCCGACAGATGGCAACGATTGTATCAGTCATGCGCATGATTTTAGGAGTGCCGCTTCTGCTGATCGGACTTCCGTTATTCCTTTTGGGTCTCGCCGTCTGCGGCCAAGACACTTCCAGACCTCTTTGCCGCATATGGAACAATGGAGTCAGAACCACGACACAAGACAGGAAAGGTCAGACATGAAATACAACTTGGTTTCTCTTATGAGAGAAGGCGCTGAGGCGCTTGATGAAAGCGGTGATCCGCTCGGTAGAGCTTACGCGCTTCACGAAGCTGCAAACAACATGATCTTGCTGTTGAACAAGGTTGATACGGTTGATGAATTTCTGACTTGCTACACGGCCGGGCGGTCTGAACCGCTCGATCTGGAACGACGCTTCCCGATTGACGAACAGGAGGCCGAATGATGCCGGGAAGGATTTTATGCCGTTTCGGGTTTCATGAATGGGGGCCATGGCAGCGATTTTTCGCGTGTTCGGCGGAGCAGCGGGATTGCGATCATCGTTACTGCCGCCGTTGCCCCAGGATAGAGGAAAGAGCGCTCGAAAATGGAAGGGCTAGCGGTGTCTGTTGAGATAATCCCAACTATAGGATTTGCGCGCGGTGCGGTTGTTGAGCCTAATGAGGGAGGCCCCAATATGCTTGTGGTGCGCGGATTAGGTGAGACGACCGCCGTAGTGGTTATTGAAGATGATACTGCGGGTACCTTGAGATTGCGGGAGGTTCAGACGGCTGACCTCCGATTGTTGATTGATGCGAAAACACCAGCTTAAGTTTTATATCGTGACTTGGCATTTTGTAAATCAAATACCAAGTCCTGCAATCAAATCCCAAATACATCAACCCATTAGCGCCGGGCGGTCCGCCAAAACATTCCCGGCACATAAGAAAAACACATAAAATCCAAGCCAAAAACCAGCACATATCCCCCAAAACAGGAGGCGGAAATGTCTAGCACGAATAGCACGACACTTGAACAGGCAAAGATGACTGAGAAACAATTCCCCATTCTTGGGGCTAAAGGAAAGATCAAATCAGTCCCATGGCGTTTGGTGGAGCCACACCGCGAACAAGCCATGCAAAACCATAGGCAAAGCCTTGAACAGCTGGCATCCCGTGGCGGCCTTTGCTGGGTGGAGCTTTTCGCGGTCATGCAAGACTGGACATGGCATGAATTTGAGCAATTCACGAAGACCAGATAGGAACCAAGGTCAATGCGCAGGCGAATGCCAGATTTGACGAATGGGTGAGCTGCCGCGTCCTAAGGTGATATGAGTTTTTGATAGCAGTTGATTGGTTCCGTGAAGACGAGAGAGGAAAGGAAGGGCAGAATGAATTTTGCAGAAAAAATAATAGAGTACGTCGAAAAAATACTTTCACCATATCAGGTATGGGTTGCGGTCTTTTTTTTGTCAGGAATTTTATTGTTTTTGCCAACAAGCTACCAAGAGTACTTTAAACTATCAGAGATATCTAGTAGTTACAGAGGGTATATTTCTATTGCTTTCTTCATTCCGATAATAATATTCATAACGAAAACGGGTGTCTCTGTTTTTAATTGTATTAAAAGTAGTGAAATAATAAATGTCAAATATTTAAATGAAGAAGAGCGCGCGATCCTTTGCTTTTATATATTAAACCAATATCAAGGCGCTAGACTAAGAGAAGAGCATCCTGCAATTATTAGCCTTAAAAATAGGAATCTAATTAGTATTCCATATACAGGGGTGGTTTATATCACGGGAAGTAAATACGAATATTTTACGCTAACTAATAAATCAAAATCAAAACTAAAGTCTAATAGTTTTCAAGAAGAATTATTCAGGGAACTTAGCACAGATAATATTTTAAAATTTATAAACACAATTTCAGAAGTAGACTATCATCTACACCATCCCGAAACTTTGAGTGCAAAAAATTAGACATGTGTAATTCGCAGGGAATGAAACGACGCCTGAGCATTTGCCGCGATCTGGCGTTAGGTCGGGAGGCTCCCTATTCAAGCTCGGGGAGCTACCAAGTCGATCTTGTGAACACGGCTTCCCCCGGCGACTTAGCGGCACTGGCAACGTTTACGGATGACCAGTGGGCGCGCATGAAATTATGGTGCCGGGAAAACGAGATTTACTGGCACATGGGCGATATAGCCGCCCCGGTCGGGGAACTGGAATGGATACGGATTGAAGCCGAACAAAAGGGCTGGTGATGATCGTGATCAATAAACGGAATTAGCAACATGGAAATCTTCTCTTTTCTCGCAATGTCTTACATTGCAATTGGTGTTGTATTCGTCGGGGTTTCCAGTTCGCGCGGCCTTGTCGCTGATGTCCTTTTTGGAGCATTGTGGCCCATCTATTTGGCGCAGTATTTTACTCACGGGAAATAAGAGGCCATGCAGAATTGGTTCCAAGGGATACGGTTTGAAGCCGATAAAAGGTCGATAATGGACATTCGGAAAACGGCGGCGGCCGGTAAAACGGAAGATTTTTTGAAGAAACTGACACAGGTTTGGGTATCAAGAGATACGGCTCTGGATTTAATCGAGGTCAGTCGATGGGGATATGTCAATTTACCTGTTTCGGCTTTCGACCCAATTCTAAGTTTTTTCGGATTTTTGACATTGCGCAGAAAGGTCGCCGCGCTCGCCCTTGACCGGTTTTTAAATGATCAAGACGATGTAGCTTGCGTTGTTGAAGGTCAGCAACAAATCAATGCGGCTTGTCTGGACCGTTGGCTAAAGGCGGAGTTCTACACGGAAATGGTTGATATGTTCGGGGAGCCGCCGCGCTTAAAGGTGTCTTGAGTGTCGAGTGAACGTCGAGTGGGCAGGGTGTGGTAAGGCGATCTAAATATCTAACATTAATTGACAGATAATAGATATTTGTTGTTATTTTGTGTTGACGGCTTGTGAAATGTGAACTATAGTTTACAGATGATCACGATTAAACAAGCCCCCGATTTTGCCAAGTGGTATTCCAAGCTGAAAGACCGGCAGGCCAAGGCGCGCATTGACGTGCGCCTGCGCCGGATCAGCCTTGGCAATATGGGCGACACCAAGCCGGTCGGGGACGGGGTGCAGGAAATCCGCATCTTTTACGGCCCCGGTTACAGGGTCTATTTTGCGCAAGCTGGAAAAACCGTGGTCCTGCTTTTGTGTGGCGGCGACAAGTCAACGCAATCCGCTGATATCGCTAAGGCCAAGCGCATCAAAGAGGAGTTTGGATTATGAGCGCAACCAAGATTGACACTCTGCCAGAGTGGAACATTCAAGACCAACTGGAAACCCCGGAAGCCGTGGCTGCCTATCTGGAAGCGGCCTTTGATGATGGCGATCCGCAGGCTATTACAACGGCCCTTGGAGATGTTGCCAAGGCCAAGGGCATGGCAGCCATTGCCGGGCAGGCCGGGATTACCCGTGAGGGGCTTTACAAGGCGTTGAGCAAAAAAGGCGATCCGCGATTGTCAACGCTTTTGGGCGTGTTTGCCGCCTTGGGGTTGCGCCTGACTGCGGCCCCTGTTTCGCCCGCTGAATGATGTATTGAAATACAAAACAATTGGCCCGTGTTATAGCCGGGCTATACTGTTCACAGCATCAGGTCCGGGCCGCGTGTCCGGCCAACCCGTTCGCGGTCGAGTTCTTCTGAATAGTGCTGCACCATGGCTGCGTCCCGCCAGCCAAAAAGGGCTTGGGCCTCGCGGATCGTGCCGCCATTTTCCAGAACCGAAATCAGCGCGAACTTGCGCAAACCATGACCCGAAACAGCCCGCCGCGCCGCAGTTCCCTCCAATCCGGCCGCCCGGCAATGGGCACGGAAGGTTTGAGCAAAATACTTGCTTGACGAAAACGCCCGCTTGAAGCGGTCCAAGGTCAGGAAGGTTTTGGCCCCGTCCGGGGTGGTCGCGTCAATGCTGACTTCTAGGTCCGGGTTAAGCGGAATTGTGACCGGCACCCCGTTTTTCTGCAAGGTGATGGCAATAAATCCGTCCCTGATATGATCCGGCCCCAGCCGAATAATATCGCCAACCCGCATTCCGGTGAAGCGCAGCAAATCAATCATGAGCCGGGCCTGTGTCCCGATAGGATGGGCGGTCAAATAAGTGTCAACTTCTTCTTGTGACCATGCCGGGAACCCTGTCCGGCTTTTGCCGTGTGATTTTATTCCGGCCGCTGGAAACGTATCTGTATAGCCGCGCTGGTCGCACCAGTCATTGAGTTGCCGTATTTGCTGCAAGAACTGGTTGGCGGCATATATGGGCATGTTATCCATGGCCAAGCGAATATCCTGCCGGGAGAGGGTGCGAAACTCCCGTATTCCGAACAGGTCTGCAATCTTGTTCAATGCGCAAGAGTACGTTTTTTGCGTATTTGGCTTGAGGGACGTAAAATCCCGGCTCTGCCGATAGGCGTTGATCAGTTGGGCGATCTTGTGTCGCCCGCATGCCGTGGTCGGGCTGATCGGGCCGGGATCAGACAAGGCGCGGCCCACAAGCCGCCCGTATTCAGGCCAAAATTCCGAACTGTCAGCGGGTGACTGTATGCGCAAAGCCCGCCCGCCCTTGCGTGTCTGGACGTAGTAGACTGGCCCGCTTTTGCGGGGCATTTCCAAGAGATATTTGGCCTTGTTTGCGTGAGGTGTCACGTCGTACCTTGTGGAAAAATGAGATTTTGTAAAAAAAGACTTGCGCGCAATAGCGGTAAATGTCAAATTGAGGATGCCTAAGTAAAACGGGTTTTTTGTGGATTGCGGCACACAAATACACATTAAAATCAACGTTTAATTGGGTCTCCTCAAGCCCGGCTCTCTCGAAAGAGCCGGGTTTTTCTTTTGTCTAAATCATTAAATAAGCGCTAAAGCGCCCTTATCCGGGGACTGTCACCCCCCGGTCGCCCGGCTGACCCGAATGCGCCACCCCCTCTTGGCTCATTTGAAGGTCGCCGGGCCTCAGTTTCAGGAGATGGCCATGCCCATTTCTGCCTGCACCCTTGACCAAATCGCCCCCGGTGACGTGGTGAAGGTGAGCGGGTTTACATGCATGGACGGTCACCGGGAGGTCTTTGCCGGGGAACTTGGTCCTTACGTTTTGTGTGATCATGGCCGTCACTATCTCGCCATGGAGTGCCGGTTTGGCGGTGAAGACAATGGGGTCTTGGTTGGTATCGAAAGGGTAGGCCATGTTTGAACTCATCAAACTTTCAAATAGCGATTACGCGCTGATGTTCAATAACGACCAGATCGCGTCCGTTAAGCACGTTTCCGATGTAGATGCTTTGAAATCACTTATTCAGCAGAGCAATGAGAACAATCTCCGCCGTTCCAACAAACAGAAAGAGCTTCGGCCATACCATGCCTGCTAGACTTGAATTGGAACTGGATATTGATAACGGTCCGGCGCTGGACTTGGCAGCGCGCCTGAAACGGCCCCGCCTTAATTGGGCACTGCGATCAGCAATCAATGCCACCTTGAAAAACGTCACCACACGATCTGCGAAGGATATCCGGGAAAAATCCGGCATCCCTTCCAAGAAGGTCAAGGCAAGTCTCAGACCCCGCAAGGCGACAAATGGCAATTTGTCTGCGACCCTGACAGGATACGGAAAACCCTTATCCTTGAAGGAATTTAAAACCCGTCGGACAAAGGCGGGTGTTGTTGCCAAAATCTGGGGTGACAAACAGACATTTAAAAAAGCCTTTGCAGCTCCCTCCCTTGGAGAACACATTTTCCAGCGGGTTGGAAAAAAGCGGTTGCCGATCAAGAAACTATACGGGCCGGGCGTTGCGCAGACCATGGGCCGCCCTGACGTGATGGAAGGTCTTGAAGACTTTGCAAATGAACGTCTGCGCACCAACGCCTTGCGAGAACTGGACAGGGCGGTCAACGGCAAGAAGGGGTAATCCATGGCCTCTATGCGCGATGTTGCCAAGGCTGCGTGCGTGTCTCCCAATGCGATTTCCAAGGCCGTCAAAAGTGGTCGGATCACGCTGGACGAGAACGGTAAAATACCGGACGCGCAAAAAGCTGCCGAAGAATTTATGGCAAGCCGAGACCCGGCCAAGGTGCGCCTGACAGGTGATTTTGTTCCTGCCGCACTAACCGACAAAACGGGTGAGGATGGCATTATAGACCTGATTTTGGGTGATGACCCCGACGAGGTGGACGATGAACAAGATGATGATACGCCCCTGTCCTTGGAAGACGCCAACCATCTGACAGTCCGGTATTTGAAGGAAAAGACCCTCAAAACAGCGTCTGAACGACGGATTAGTGAAACCAAGGAAGCCGAACAGTCAGGGTCTTTGATCAGTAAAGCCCAGACCCTAAAGGCGGTCCACGACATGGCAAATACCTTCAAATCGGGTCTGGTGAGTTTTGCAGACCGGCGCGGTCTGGAAATTGCCAATGAATTGCAGGTGGAGCCACGCAAATTGATGGCCGTGCTTGAACGGCACTTGCGCGAGCATTTGGAAGAAGCAAGCGACGTGGTGCTGGTCTTGCCGGACAAATAGGCAGGCAAAAACGATCCAGAATTACCCGGCCTGTGCGCTGGGGCCGGGGTGTTGAAGCACCCCGGTAACCGGCGCATTTTGCGATCACGCGGCCGGTCGATGTCGGAAAGCCGTATCATCACCCCTGCATCCAACCTTTTCGGGTTGAATTTCAGCACAACAAGGGGTGCCTTAGAGGTGCAGCATGAAAGAGTCAATCGAAACAGAACAGAACAATACGGCCGCCTGCCTTCCACCGGCCCCTTGGGTTGGTGGAAAAAGACTTCTGGCAAAACGCCTTTGCCAGATGATCCAGTCGGTTGAGCATAAAATATATGCCGAAGCATTTGTGGGGATGGGCGGGGTCTTTTTCCGGCGAAAAAATCAGGCAAAAAGTGAAATAATCAATGACTATTCCGGCGATGTTGCGAACCTGTTTCGCATATTGCAGCGCCATTACCCGCAATTTCTGGAATGTATCAAATTCCAGATTACTAGCCGTCGGGAGTTTGAGAGGCTTAAAAGGACTGACCCGACCACCTTGACTGATCTGGAACGAGCCATCCGGTTCCTTTACATGCAGCGCTTGGCATTTGGCGGGAAAGTGACCGGGCAAAATTTTGGCATCGACCCCGACCGGGGTAGCAGGTTCAATTTAGCCACTCTGACGCCTATGCTGGAAGATGTTTACGAACGGTTGAGCGGGGTTGTCATTGAAAACCTGAGCTTTGACCAGTTTATTCCGAAATATGACCGACCGAACGCGCTGATTTACTGCGATCCGCCGTATTATGGCTGTGAAAACGACTATGGCAAAAACCTCTTTACGCGGTCGGATTTTGAAGTGCTTGCCGGAATGATGCGTTCGGCCAAGGGTAAAATGATCCTGTCCATAAATGACACTTTGGAAACGCGGCAGGTCTTTGAAGGGCTAACCATTCAGCCGGTAAGCCTGACCTATTCACTATCATCTAAAGGCCCAACAAAAGCTCGTGAGTTGATTGTGTCAAACTTCGCAGGGCCAGTCGCATAGCTGCAAGACCCGGCAAAGTATCCCTTGCCGGTAATAATCGGGCCAAGGGGGTGGCATGCATTACAATCCTGATGACGCGACCCTCTTGCGGCAGGTCTTTGCCGATGGGGTGCGGCCCGATCCGGTGCAGTCTGTTTCCCAATGGGCCGATGAAAAACGCTTTTTGTCAGGCAAGGCCAGCGCCGAGCCGGGCAAGTGGCGCACCAAACGCTTTCCGCCCCTGAAGGAAATCATGGACTGCATGTCGGTCTATGAGGATGTGCAAGAAGTTGCGGTCATGAAAGGGGCACAGGTCGGTGTCACGGAAGTGGCTTTGAATACAATCGGGTATGCGGTCGATTATTCGCCCGGTCCTTTAATGTACTGTATGCCTGATGTGCCAACGGCGGAGAAAATCAGCGAAACCCGCCTGACCCCGATGATTGAAAGCACCCCGGCACTCAAGGCCAAAATTGGCGATCAAAAATCGCGGGATGCGAAAAACACTAAAACCTACAAGGATTTTCCGGGCGGGTTTGTCACGCTGGTAGGTGCCCATTCCCCTGCGGGATTGCGGTCGTTACCCATCCGCTGGTTGATCGGGGACGAACAGGACGCTTATCCATTGTCTGCGGGCAAGGAAGGTGATCCTTATGAGTTGGCGAAGGTCAGGTGTCGGAACTTTCCGCGCTCCAAAATCTTGACCCTTTCGACCCCGAATGAGACGGCAATATCACGTATCCTGCAAGCCTTCCTTCTGGGCGATCAGCGGTATTATGAGGTTCCATGCACCGCCTGCGGGGCGTGCCATCCGATAAAATGGCAGAGCATTCAATGGGATAAAGGGCAACCGGAAACTGCCTGTTATGTCTGCCCTGATTGTAACCACAAGCACTATGAACACGAAAAACGGGTGCTTCTGGAAAAAGGCGAGTGGGTGCCAACGGCTGAGAGCCAGCGGCCGGGCTATCGTTCCTATCACCTTTCCGCGCTTTATTCGCCTTGGCTGAGCTGGGTAGATGTGGCGCGTGACTGGCTGGCCTGTCACCGGCCGGATGGCACGGTCAATAATGAAAAGCGCAAGGTGTTCATTAACACGGTTCTCGGAGAGCCTTGGGAAGATACGGGCGAAAAGGTTGAAAGTGACAAGCTCTTGGCGGCCCGCGAGCCGTTCGGTGCGGTCCTGAATGACCGGATTGCGATCCTGACCGCCGGAGTGGACGTACAGGAGGACCGCTTGGAAGTGGAGTTGGTCGGCTGGGGCGTTGATGAAGAAAGCTGGTCGGTTGATTACCGCGCCTTTTATGGCGACCCGGATCAGCCGGAAGTCTGGAAACAGCTTGACGACTATTTGCAGCAACGCTGGCCGTCAGCGGCTTTTCCTGAAAGTGGCATGCCGGTGACGGCGGCCTGTGTCGATACCGGAGGAAGCCGGACACAGGCGGCTTACAAGTTTGTAGGCCCGCGTCATGGCCGGAAAATATGGGGCATCAAGGGGTCGAACGTCTTTGGCGCACCGGTCTGGCCGCGCCGTCCCAAAACCAAGAACAAGGGCAAGGTTCCGCTTTATTCCATCGGGGTTTCGTCTGCAAAAGATGTGGTCATGAAGCGGCTGGACCTTGCCGGGCATACGGGAGCGGGAGCCTGCCATTTCCCGAAAGGCCGGGACTTGGAATATTTCGAGCAGATAACGGCTGAGGAAAAGCGGGTTAAATATGTGCGCGGCCAACGGCAATTCTACTGGCATGCGCTGCGAAAACGGAACGAGGCGCTGGATTGCCGGGTCTATGCCTATTCGGCCCTGCAAGGCTGTATTTCTCTTGGTCTGCGCCTGAATAAACGCTGTGTTTCGATGAGCGAACGGGCCGCCGTTACCCGTGCCCAGAAGGCAAAAATCAATATGTGCGGCTTGAGCGGGGAAGACCTGAACGGCCAAGAGGAAAGGGGCGCTCATGTCTGATCAGGACGAAACCAAACAAAACCTGAAAACCCTGCAAGGTGTCATTTCCGAAGGGGTTTCGGAAATCCGCGACGGCGACAAGACCGTCAAATACCGACCCTTGCCGGAATTGACGGAAATTGCGCAAGAGCTGCAACGCAAGGCGAAAAAAAAGGGCCGCCGTCGGCGTCTCTTTAATCCGCAAGTTGACCGGGGGATTTTCTAAATGTTCAATCCGTTCCGGTTGTTTTTCGGAAAATCCCAAGGTTTTGAAGCGGGTGGAATGGGGCGCAGGGTGCAGGAATTTGCCCCCGCCCGTCACCACGTCAACGCATTGATCCGGGCGTCCGGGGCGACCTTGACCGCCCGTGCGCGGTATCTGGACTATAATGACGGTTATGGTGGCCATGCGGCAGACCTTTGGCAAACCATGGTCGTGGGTGATGGTATCAAGCCCCGCCCAAACCTTGATAATCAAAAGGACCGCGAACACTGGCTGAATGAATGGCAGCTTTGGAATGAAGTTGCGGACGCGGACGGGCTTTTGGACTTTTATGGCCTTCAAAGCCTCATTGCCCGTGAAGCCTTTGTCGCCGGAGAGTGTTTTGTCCGCTTTCGGTCCCGGCGACCGGGCGACATGACGGCCATGCCCTTTCAGTTGCAGGTCTATCAAAGCGAAATGCTTGATACGAGCTTTGATGAGGTTCAATCCGGCGGACGCTTTATCAAGGCGGGAATAGAGTTTAACGCATTGGGGCAGCGGCTGGCCTATCACTTTTTTCCCCAGCATCCGGGCGATCAACGCCCCGGAACGGTGACAGGGCTTAAGCGTGTGCGGGTGCCCGCAAGTGATGTTCTTCATGTGATGGACCCCAAATGCGCCGGTCAAATCCGTGGGGTTAGTCGATATGCAAAAGCTATCATGCCTTTGCATATGCTGCGCTCCTATGATGACAATGAAATGGACCGCAAGCGTGTGGCTGCGGCCTTTGCTCTTGCCATCACTCAAAATGATCAGAGGGATGGCTGGTCTGATGATGAGGACAATGACGAAGCCCCGGAACCTTCCACCCGGCCCGATGATGATGATGAACTATTGGACCCTTTGAAAACCGGAACCGTGGTGAAATTGAATGAAGGCGAGGACGTAAAGGCAATCTCTACGGCTGATGTGGGCGGGTCTTACGAGGCTTGGCAATATCGGCAACTCTTGCGGATATCGGCGGCCCTTGGCCTGCCATACTCCTATTTGAGTGCCGACCCGTCACGTGGGAATTTCTCAAATGTCAGGACTGATATTGTTCGCTTCCGACGACAGGTGAAGTCTTGGACATGCACCGTCCTGATGCCTCAGTTGTGCCGCCCGGTGGTGGAGCGGTTCCATACGGTCGGCCTTTTGTCGGGTCGCCTTTTGCCCGCTCATGTGCCGCCCCGCGTCAAGTATCTCCCGCCCCGGCAAGAATGGGTGGACCCGGCCAAGGATGTGTCGGCCGTTGAAAAAGAACTGAAACTGAAACTGAAATCCCGCACCGAGGCGCTGGCAGAACGCGGCCTTGATATCGAGGACGTGGACCGGGAACTAGAGCGGGAAAGCACAGACTTTTGGGCAGATAACGAAGCCTGAAATAAAGGGAACTTCCAATGAAAATTGACCTATATCACACCGTTGCACAGTGGTGCAACGAACCCTTGGCCGTGCCTGCCAGCCATCTGGACGCCTTTACCAGTCTTGAGGCGCAAATCGTCAGCGAGGCTAACCAGTTCGCCGCTGATCTGGAAACCAAACCCACAAATGTCAATTTGATGTTCGCCGGGCAGGAGCGGCCCAATATTCCGGGCGCTTATGTTACGAGCGAAGGGGTTGCGGTCATCCGTGTCAGTGGTGCCCTGTCTCGCACTTCAAGGGGGTGGCACCGGGAATGTGGGTATATGTCCTATCCAGCGTTGCTGGAAACAGTTGAGGAAGCGGTGACCCATCCGGGCGTCAAGGCGGTTCTCTTGGAGATCGACTGCTATGGCGGCCCGTCGCAGGGTCTTGAAGATACCGCCCGCGCCATGCGGGACGCGGCTGAACAGTCTGGAAAACCCCTTTGGGCGCATATCAATGAAGCGGCTCTTTCGGCTGGATTTGGTATTGGGAGCGCGGCGTCTGAAATCTCCATTGCCCGTACAGGGCTTGCCGGGTCGATTGGTGTCATTGCCATGGTGCAGGATGTAAGCGGAGCAGCTGAAAAGAGCGGCGTAAAATATCACGTTTTCAAGGCCGGAGCGGCCAAGGACGACGCCAGCCCGTTTACGGCCATGAGCGAGGATGCAGCGGCTCGTATCCAAGCTGATGTTGATGGTATGAACGATGATTTTTGTCAGATGGTGGCAGACCACCGGGGCATGAAAAAGGACGCGGTAGCTGGTTTGCAGGCCCAGATATTTAGGGGCGAAAAAGCGGTTGCAGCGGGTCTTGTTGATCAGATGGAACCCATGCGCGACATGCTGGCCAGACTGACAGCAAAGGTAAGTGCTGGAAACGGCGAAGACCGACCTGCAACCGGCGGTCAGGCAGAAACGGCCCAGGTTGATCCGCAGGCCGGAACGCCCCCGCAGCCGGAAGAGGCAGCTAATAACACACAGGCCCCGCAGGAGCCGAGCGGACAGGCAGACCTTGAAGCCGCCATTGCCAAAGAAACAGCGCGTGCAGAGGGGATTTTCCAAGCTTATGCCAAGGCAAATGAGTTTGGTGTTTCTTTCGATGTGGGTGCGGCCATCAAGGGAAAAATGAGCGTGGAAGAGGCGGGGCGGCTGGTCTTGGAACTGGCGGCCCGAAACGACGCCGCCGCAGCGGTCAACCCGCATCAACCCCAGACCTTGGACGCGGCGGCAAATGCGACAGCGAGTTGGGATGCGGCCGTCAAGGAAATCAACGGCGGGTAAAGACCTGCCTGCCCCAAGCCTGACGTAACACAAAGGACTTAAGAGCAATGAAAAGTGCATCTTTTAATGAAGGCCCGCGCACGGCCGAGTTTATCCAGTCTGCGGCCAATGGAAGCCTTTCCCTTGAAACCAAGCCATTTTCCGGCGGCAAATTCCTGCCCGGTGAAGTGGTTGCGGAAGTTGAGGGCAAGTATGTGAAACTTGACCCGGCGGCGGAAGGGGGCGCGAAAGTGGCGGCCGCCATTTCCATTGGTGCCGTTGATGCAAGTAAAGACGACGTGCCCGCTATGGCCGTCACTCGCTTGGCTGAGGTGTCGGAAGATCGGCTTGTCTGGCCGGGCGATCTGGAAGATATCGCCCCTCACGTGAATGAGTTGGCTGGCAACTTCATTCAAGTGCGCGCTGTTCAATAAGTCGCGCCCGCATTTCCCCTAACTTTCTCAAAATTTCGAGGTTCTCCCATGAGTGAGATTTTCAACCTTCTTTCTGATGATGCCTTTTCCATGGCGTCCATGATCAAGCCGGTTAATGAGGTGGCCTATATGCCGCATTTTCTGGAAAAGGCCATGACCTTTGATACGGATTACATCCGCACGGGCATTGCATCCGTTGACGTGGACAAAGATGGCAACTTGGCAATTATCCAGACCAGCGAACGCGGCACACCGGCCAAGCGAACGGGCAAAAGCGGTAAACGGACTGCGGAGTTATTTGCGGTTCCGGGTCTGTCTGTTTCGGATCAGGTCAAGGCCATTGAGCTGGACGGCATTCGTGAAACTGGTGAAATCACCGTTTTGGAACAGATGCAAAAGGAAATCCTGAAACGCTTTGCCAAGCTGCGCCGCCGGATGGCTTTGACCAAGGAATTTCATCGGATGGGGGCCGCCCAAGGGGTGCTTCTCGATGCGGATGGATCGGTCATCTATGATTTTTACAAAAAGTTCGGCATCGAAAAGCCTGCCGAAATCCAGTTTGATTTTACCAAGGCAGATTTGACCGCCCCGTGTAATGCGGTGGTCCGAGCTGTTCAAAAGGGCTGTAAAGGCAATTGGACTTCCGCATCTTCTGTCTTGGCCCTGTGCGGAGATGAGTTTTGGGACAAACTGACAGGTCACAAGGGGGTCAAGGAAAGCTATCTCAATTGGGAGGCTGCTACCGGTTTGCGCAAGGGGCTTGCGGCCAATAGCGAGGAAACCGGGGTCTTTGATACGTTCCGGTATAAGGGCATTGATTGGGTCAACTACCGGGGACAGGACGATTATACAGACGATGAAGAAGGCAAGGTAGGCATCCCGACGAACAAGGCTCGTTTCCTGCCGCGCAATGTGGAAGGGGCTTTCAAAAAGGCGGTTGCCCCGCACCCCGACCTTGAAAACATCAACACGACAGGCCGGGAAGATTACCCGCTGATTGTGCCGGATACTGACCGCAAGCTGTTCGTCGAACTGGAATTATATTCTTACCCCTTGCACTTGTGCGCCCTGCCGGGCGCGCTGCAAACGGGCGCGCTGCAAACCGGTAAGGTCGGGGCTTGATATGACGGCCTTTGACCGGCTTTCCCGGCGGGTCGTGGCGGCTGCCATGCGCTTGCGCGGGGAGCCGGTCACGGTCCGGCATGTGTCTGGTGAGTGGACCCAAACAGTCACCGGCATATTCACCGAACTTCACGAAACGCTTAATCAGGGCGAGGTTGAAACCGCGATCTTTCGCCCCGTTGTTGAAATCTCCAAGGGTGTTCTGCCGACCGAACCGGATGTAGGCGATACCTTTTTGATCCGGGGCCGGGAATACAAGGCCATGGGCGAGTTGCCCGCAACGGATACCAGCGTCAAGCTGACATTGCACAGGACAGGATAGAGCCATGACCAGTCGCAAGGATATACGGACCGGTCTGGTGGACCTTTTGAAGACGGCCAAGGATACCCCAAAAGATTATCCGGCGATTGCCGGGCTGAAAATGATCGAGGCAAGCAGCTATGTGAAAGTTCAGCCCCGTAAGGACGCGGACATTTATCCGGCGGCGCTGATCTATATTGAGGGCGACAAGATTACCACCCCGGCCAATTCACCCGGACCAAAGGACCGGGAAGCGACTCTTGCCATTGAGTTGCATGGTTTTGGCGACAAGTCAGAAGAACAGATAGACGAACTTGCGCAGGAAATCGAAACCCTGATTGACCGCAACCTGACTTTGCCGGGCGATATCGTCAGCGCAGCTATTTTGGAACAGGTCGTATTCGACGGCGACGATGGTGGTGATCGTGTTGCTCACTTCGCAAGACTGGACTACCGGGTCGAATACACGAGCGAAACGGAGGGCTGGGACCATGAATGGAACGAGTGACATACCCGCCCGGATTAATGAAGCTGAAGGCCGGATTGCCCAGATGGTGTTTATCGGAACGGTTTCTGAGGTGGATTACAAGAGCAACCGGTATCGCCTTAAATCAGGTGAGCTGGAAAGCGACTGGTTGCCTTTGCTGCAAAATCGGGCCGGTGGGGTCAGGACGCATGAACCGCGTCATAAGGGGGAACAAGTCCTAGCCGTCAGCCCGTCCGGGGATATGTCACAGGCCGTCATAATGGGGTCTTTGCCGACCAATGAGCGCGGTCATGTCAGTGATCGGGGCAGTGCGACCAAAACCATTTATGAAGATGGTACCGTAATTGAGCATGACAGTGAGGCCAAGGCACTGACGGTCAAGGCCCCGGCTGGCCTGACCTTGAATGTTTCCGTCGGGGACGGGGCACTCACACTGACGGATCAGGAAGCTACCCTGAAAGTGGCAAAGATCACCTTGGATGGTGATGTGAAGGTCACCGGCGGTCTGGATGGTCTTGGCGGGCGGTTCCACCATAAGGGTAAGTTTGTGGGCAACACCCACCGGCACACTGGCGTTGTGCCCGGTAATGGGTTGTCCAAGGGGCCGGTTTGATGACCTATCAGGGCATCAATGGCAAGACGGGCACGGACATAACGGGCCTTGCCCATGTGATCCAGTCTGTGCGGGACATATTGCTGACCCCCATCGGGTCTCGCGTTTTGCGCCGGTCCTATGGTAGCCGCATCCCTGACATGATTGATCGGCCGATAACGCCGTCCCTGATCATGGATATTCAGATGGAAGTCATAGACGCCATAGAGCGGCAGGAGCCGCGCTTGGGGGTCGAGCGTGTACTGGTGGATTATGACCCAATAAGCGGGCGGCTGGCCGTCCAGATCGTTGCGATCTACTACCCACGCGGTCATCTGGGCGACAGGACAAGCGCAACTCAGGAACAATTCACTATCGAGCTGGTGGAGGCGATGAATGGGCAAGCTTGAAATCATCCCGGAGAAAGACCCGGAGACTTTGTTTCAGGAAATCATGGATGATTACGTGGGGTTTCGGCCTGAATTTGAAGAGGTGCGGCATCTGGACAGCACCCCGGAAGCAAAGGCAAATCAGGCGCTCGCCATGCGCGAATATCATGATATTGCCCGTACGAATACGGTTTGGCGGTCTTATCTGATTGATTATTCAAATGGCGCACCTCTGGATGCACTTGGTAAATTCTATGATGCGGTGCGCCTGCCCGGCGAGGATGATGACCGGTTTCAGGCCCGTGTAAAACTGGAGATTTCCGGGCGTTCCGGGGGCGGTCCGCTTGACGCTTACAAGGCGCTTGTCATGGGAATAAGCCTTGACGTGCGCGACGTGGTAATCTGGCGTGAGGGCCGAGACCCGACCATTAATGTCGCGGTCCTTTCCGCAATCGGCTCTGGCGATGCATCTCCTGAACTTTTGGGGCAGGTGCGGAGCAAACTGGACGATCTGGGACCGGGATCGGAAACAGTCCTTTCTGACCGGTTCAATGTTATGTCGGCAGTGCGCAAATCCGGCGCGGTTCATCTTTTGGCCCGCGTTTCTCAAAATGTGCCGGCTGAAATTTCAGAGACCTTGCGGGCGATCATTTTGGAGAAGTGGGTTGCATCCGATCTTCTGGGTAAATCCCTGACACCGGGATGGATCGTTGCCACGGCCATGTCTGTGGCGGGGCTTATGGACGCCCGGCTTGTGACCCCGTTGGACGGGATTGAAGCAAGTCCCAATGAAGCCATTGAAATCAGTGACCTGAAAGTCACGATAGAAAGGGTCTGACATGGTTGAAAGCCTCTTGCCCCCGCGCAGTGCAACGGCCGTAGATAAAGCCCTTGACCTGACAGCGGCAAAGAGGCGATCCGACAAGCTGCACCCGGCTATTGACGCCATTGGCGAGAAGTGGACAGACCCCGGACCTGAATTGCTGGACGCAATGATCAGTGAAGCAAAACTTGATATTTTGCGACCCTATTTTGACGATCTGGCCGCACTCTTTCATGAAGGTATTCGCTGGCAGCGGGTGCATGGGCTGGTGCGGGCAATCCACACCGGGCTTGCCTTTGCCGGAGCAAGCGGCAGGCTGGAAATCAACCCGACCCGGCGGCGCTATTGGAACGGTTGGCAAATCGGTCTTGATGATCGGCCTGCTCTTGCTAATCTGGGGAAAATAAGCCGGATTGCGGAAGCCTCTGATCCTTTTCGCAATGATCTTGAGCGGGTGTTTCACGGTCATGACGTGCGTGCGGGGGAGTTTTCCTATTCGCGTTGGGGTAGCGCGCTTTATTCGGCTCATTCCGGGGCGAAAGTATCCGGGTCCAACCCGCTTTGGAGTTTGGGGCGTACCCATGAATTTCCCATTGAGCTGACCGAAACAGAGCTTGCCCCTTTGGATATCTGGCTTGCTCCGACCGGGAATGCGCGCTGGATCGACCTGAAATTGCCTTCAAAGGATATCGGCATGAGCTGGGCCGAACTGGATGCAGGCAATGGGGCGACAGTCATGGCAAAAACTCTGGTTGGGATGCATGGCTATGCCGCCTTTTATGACAGGTCCGGCCAGATGATTGGCGCGCGGCGGATGAAGGCGGCCGCAGTGGTTCACCCGGCATTAGGATCGTCTTTTCCTTATGAGGTTGACGGCACAGGTTATGAGCCAGCCAAAACCGGCAAATTGGTTTATGTCGAAGCAATGACCGGGTTTGGAAACGGGGCAGGCCGCCACGCGGCAACCGTCGGACTTCTCTTTGAAGCGCGCCCCCGCGCAGGCTTGCCACAAGCGCGTAACTGGTTGGAGCCGGAAGAAATTGAGGCCCCTTTCCCGCCGGTAGGTGTTCAGGTCTTGGGAATTGATCTGGATGACGCGACCCGCGAGCGCGTGAAATGGGCGATCCGCTTCGTCTGATTTTTTAACGGGATAGCCGTGCTTTGCGCACCCGTTTTCTCGGAGTTTCCAAAATGACTGACTTTTCCGTTCCGGGTGTTCCGGGCGCGTATAATCGTGGCCCGTTTCGCCCGAATGACACTGGCCTTGTCTTTGTTGAAAAGAACTATTTGCAAGGCGCAGAACTAAATGAATTGCAATTCATTCAAAATGCGAAGCATGGCCGGATTGCCCGTTTGTCTGCCGCCGATGGTGACCGGCAAAGTGGTGGCGGCATTCAGGTGGACCTTGAAACCGGCCGGGTACAGCTGGAAGCGGGCGCTATTTATGCCGCTGGCGACGTGCGCCCGGTCTTGGCAGCTGTTCTTGAAAATGTACCGATGCAAGGCACTATCGACATAGGTGTGCGCTTGGTCACCGAACTGATCAGCCCGGAAGATGATGACACCCTGAAAGGTTTGGAACCGGGAACACCGGCAGAAGGTGAGGACGGGGCGTGGCGCACGGTTGAATACGTGTCTTGGGGTTTTGATGGCGACGGACAGGAAGGCGCGCTTTATGCCGTATACCGTCTGCAAGATGGCCGTCCTCTGGATACGTCGGACCCGGTTCGGCTGAGTACCACCAATGCGCTCTTGGCCGACTATGATCGGCAGGCGAATGGCAATTATATTGCCGATGGTTGCAGTGTTACGGCAATCGGGTTTGACCCGGACGGGGCGCTTGTCTTGGATATCGGTGCAGGTGCAGCCAATATTTATGGCTATAAATACACCCGCAAAACAGCCTTGCGTGATGTGGTTCCGCAGCACTGGAATACGGTACAGGTAGATGGTGAAAGTCATACATTTACCGATCAAGATGGCGGCCTTTGCGAAATCACTTTGGCTCGCGCACCGCTTGATAGCGTTGTGCAAGTCTTGGTCGAAAAGGAAATGACCGACCAGATTACACGCGGAGCCAGTGCAGGTGGGGCGGATAGCTTTGCTGAAAGCAGTGTTGTTGCGGTTTTGGAGGTCTGGCAGGGCGAGACCGTTTATCGTCAAGGCACGGATTACACATGGACGGGAAGCCGGATTGACTGGTTGCCCGGCGGCGTTGAGCCAGTGGGTGGTTCGCAATATGAGGCCAAAATCCGGTATCGGGATGCGGTTTCGCCGGTTGCTCAAACATCCCGCAGCCTGACGGTTTCGGGGGGCGTGGATGGCGGGGAAATCATCGTCACCTATCTCGCGAAGCTGCCCCGGATTGATCTGGTTGGCCTGAATGACGCTGGTGAGGTGGTTTATATCACGGGCGTATCTGCCGAGCGCCCAAGCGTTCCACCGGTCCCTACCATGGTCCTGAAACTGGCCGAGGTTCATAATGATTTTGATGGTCTGCCGGAGATCGTCAACAACGGCACCTTTTCCTATCCCTATGACGAAATTTCTGCACTGTTTCAGCATGTGCGGGAACTGACGGACTTGGTGGCGCTGAACCGCTTGCAAACGGAGATCACACAAAGCGAACCGGCCGCAAAATATGGCATGTTCGTTGATCCGTTTGACGATGACCGGTTTCGTGATCCCGGATCAGTGCAAGATGCAGCTTGTGCAAACGGTGTCTTGATGTTGCCGATTGACACGCGTGTGCATGACGTGGACGCGGGCCGGGTCCATATGCTGGATTTCGTCTGGGAAAAGACAGTAGATCAACCTTTGGCAACGGTCTGCAAGATCGTCAATCGTTTTGCCAATGCAACGCCCATTCCGGCAGACCTGCAATTAAGCCCGAATGTGGATTTTTGGTCTGAAACCCGAACCCAATGGGCATCCGACCAAACCCGTCGAATTGATGGGGGAACGCGGGTTGTCAGAGGTTGGCAAAACCGGACGCGCCAAGAGGTTAGCAACCGCCGCGCCGAGACGCGCATGGTGGATCAGCGCCGGGTAGCTGCCCGGTTTCTCCGCTCCCGCCCTGTTTCGATGACCATTGACGGGTTTGGGGGGGGAGAAGACTTGGCCGAACTGACCTTTGACGGGGTGAACATCACCCCGGCCGGGGTTTCGGCCGATGCAGCCGGGGAAATCGAACACACATATGTCATTCCTCCAAACACGTACACGGCTGGAACCAAGCTGGTAACGGCGCGGGGTGCGGGTGGGTCTACGGCCACGGCCACCTTTGTCGGCGGTGGTGAAATTGTCACCCAGACCATGCAGCGCACTATCTTTGAGACGGTGACAACGGTGCGGCAAATACAACGCGATACCGATCCGCGTGGCCAGATTTGGAGGTGGGGCATCGGTAATGCCGGGCATTGCTGTGGCGGCGAGGTTACCTTTTGTGCCATCGGCAATCCTGAGACCCCGTGCGTGGCTCAATTGCGGCCCGTGGATGATACCGGCTATCCGCTGGATACTGTTCTGGATGAAATGCGCATTAACATGGGGTCGGTTGTCTTGGGTGTCCCGCACAGGATTACCTTTGCCCGATTGCCATATTTTTCCGATACGGACCGGGTGGCTCTTGTCATTTTGACCAGCGATCCGGGCCATGCAATCCGCGCAGCCGCTCTTGGTGGTTTTGATGCAGAGCGGCAAAGATGGGTAACGGAGCAACCCTATACGGTTGGGGTGGAAGTGGAGTCGTCCAACGGGTCTACATGGGCACCCGTGCATGACAGCGATCTGACATTTTCCGTGTCCCGCGCAAGGTTCAACACAACCACGAAGACCGTCACGCTGGGGCCGGTCGATCTGGACAATGCGTCCGATCTTCGGTTGCAGGCAGCTTTTGACCTGCCGACAGCGGAAACGTCCATAGGGTTTTCCCTGACCTTGGAGGATGGGCAAGTGGTTCCCTTGACCACGGAAGGCGGTGTTGACCTTGGGGGCTACCGTTCCGGCCGGGCAATCCTGCAAGCGACCTTGCGCGGCGAGACTTTCGCAAGCCCAAGGCTCTATCAGGATATCCAAGTGGTCGCCGGGCGGATAAAGGGGGCGGCGACCTACGTGTCGCGGGCCTTTGAAATCAAGGGATCAAGTCGCGTTCCGGTCCGCGTCAAACAGCTTTTGCCATCTGGGGCAAGTGCGAAGGTGTTTGTCAGGGATGCGGCAGGAGAATGGGTGGAACTTGCCTATACATCCGGTCAGGTCTTGGAAGTCGGCGGCTGGATTGATGCACTCTATGATCTGACTGACTGGCCAGCCCTTGGGGAGACCACAGCGGTCAAGATCGAGTTTACCGGCGGCCCTGCCGCCCGGCCTTATTTCACCGACCTTAGAGCGGTGGGAACCGGGGCCAATATCTAACCGGTGCATGAGATTGCCCCGGCCGTGAGTAATTCGCCTTTCTGTTTAGGCGATCTTTCCTGAAAATGTGGAGTTTATGACATGCAATTTATTGCAGATTGGAAACGTGTGTTTGCTGTGTCCTTGAGCTTCTGGACACTAGTTCTGGGTTTTCTGATTTTGCTTGTTCCCGAAGCGGTGTTCAGATTTACCGGGGCGGACACAAACCCTTATTTGGTCGGGTGGTTTGCTGTTTTCCTGTTTGTCGCCGGGATGGTTGGCCGGTTTGTAAAACAGGATGGCTCTAAAAGGCGAGAATGGTTGCGTATTTTGGGTGTGGTGCTCGGTGCGCTTGTCATTGCCATGGCTTTATCGGGTCAAGGAATTGCCGGGCAGATGGCCGAGAGCCGGGAAGCGGCCACCTTGAAAATAGCGGTTCCGTTTATTGCGGCTAAGGAAGGTAAGCGAAACCGGGCTTATCTGGACGTGGTTGGTGTGCCAACGATCTGTTACGGGTCCACCCGTGGCGTGAAGCTTGGCATGGTGAAGACCAATGCGGAATGCACTGCGCTTTTGCGCGATGAGGTAGCAGAATACCGCCACGGTCTGCATCCTTATTTCACCAAGACAACCAAGTCACGACGACTGCCCCCGAGCCGGGATGCGGCATTTACGTCCCTTGCCTTTAATTGCGGTATCCGTGCCATCGGCCGCAGCACTGCCACAAGACGATTGAATTCAGGCGATATCAGGGGCGCTTGCCATGCCATCACATGGTGGAACAAGGCCGGTGGACGGGTCTGGCGCGGATTGGTGGTCAGACGGAGCGCTGAACGTGATTTGTGTCTGGGGAATGGCACATGATCCGGGCGTGGCTTGGCGGCCTTTCCCTGAAAGCAACGGCCTTTCTGGCTCTTGCCGCAATAGCTGGTGCAGGCAGTCTTTACGGCTATCACCGGATCAGTCTTGACCGGGCAGTTGAAGCGGCAAAAACAGCCTGCGCGTCCAGCATCGAGCTTGACGCCCTGAAACTCCAATTGGAGAGGCTGACAGCAAAGCACCAGCTGACCCTTGAAGCCAATATGCACTTAGCTTCTGAAATCAACGAGATAGAGGCGAGGCGGGTTGCAGATGAAAAAGAACTTGAAGCCTATGAAACACGCACTGTTGACCGGGTTGATCCTGATCTTCTTGAGCGGCTGCGCAACCACTGACCCTTACGCGGATGCGGTGCTGGCGTCTGCTGAAAACGCCCGCGCAGCCGCGCCTGCCTATCCGGCCGATTGTCGAAGACGGGAGCGGTCCGGCGTGAGGTTGGGAGACCCGCTGGATAAGGCGCTGATACGCACGGATCAAGCTTTGGGCCGGGCCAACCAGCGCGTTATTCGCTGTGCCCACTGGTACGACACGGTGAGCGGCGCACACGGGAAGGTCAAAAATGATGGATGAAGCCCAGATTTTGCACCTTGCCAAAGAGGTCGCCAAGGAAGCCGCCAACGAGGTCGCCACGGAAGTGGCGCGGGAAGCGGGAGCGGAAGGGGCCAAAAAGGCGATGCAGGCTTTCGGCATTGATACGGACAATCCGTTGGAAGTCCAAAAGGATCAACATTTTTTGCGCGATCTGCGCAATGGAACCAACAAGGTAAAAACCCGTTTTGTCCTCGCCATTGCCAGCGCGGCTGGTCTTGCGGCGGCCGTGAAATTCTGGCCGTCCGTTAAAGGGTAATGATCACTAAATAACAGATAATAGATATCTGTAACTGAAACCATCCAAGGCCCCGTTATGGGGCCTTTTTTGTGGAGCAAATCCCATGACGACAGACTTTTATCATGGTGTGGAGATTGTCGAAATCGACACAGGGTCGCGCCCGGTCAGGACAGTGAAATCCGGTGTTATCGGTTTGATCGGCGTTGCGCCGGACGCTGATGAAAGTGCGTTCCCACTCAATAAACCGGTCTTGATGATCGGTCGGCGCGCATCGGCGGCCCTTCTGGGGGACCGGGGCACTTTGCCAAGCGCGCTGGATACGATTTTTGACCAAGACGCTACAACGGTCGTTGTTGTCCGAGTGGCCGAAGGGGACGACGAGGCCGGAACGCTGGCAAATATTATTGGTGGGTTGGACCCGGATACGGGAGGCTATACCGGAGTGCATGCCTTTAGGGCGTCTGAAAGTCTGCACGGGGTGCGTCCCAAAATCCTGATTGCACCCGGTTTTTCGCACAAGGTTGAAGTTGTCAATGAGATGATTTCTATCGCGGACCGCCTGCGGGCAATTATTTTTGCCGATACCAATGCAGCTAACCCGGCCGAAGCTGTAGCCTTCCGCCGGAATTTTAACTCCAAGCGCGTCGAGTTGATTTACCAAAAGGTCATGGTGTCGCAAAATGGCATCTTGACGGCGGAGCCAATGAGTTCAGCGGCGGCCGGTTTGAGAGCAACCCTTGATCGTGAACGAGGTTGGTGGTGGTCTCATTCTAACCAGACCATGAACGTGTCGGGTTTTGAGCGTCCTGTCGATTACGCCGGGTCAGGCTATGACTCCACGGCCAATTACCTCAATTCACAGGACATTTCCTGCGGTATTCGGAATATGGGCTTCCGCTATTGGGGCAACCGGGGCTGCGCTGATGATCCAAAATGGCAATTCACGGCTGTAGTCCGTGCTCATGACATGATCTTTGAGAGCATTGAGTATGCGCACCGGTGGGCAATTGACCGGCCAATTACCAAGACCCTCTTGGAAGACGTTGCAGAAGGTTGCAACAAGTATTTTCGCTATTTGAAGGCGCAAGAGGCTATTTTGGGCGGCCATGCTTTCCCGTCTGCCGATCTGAACGAGGCCAACCAGATCGAACAGGGAAAGACCTATCTGGATTGCGAATGGACGCCGGTTTATCCGAACGAAAATATGACGTTCCGCACCGTAATTACGGATGAATACATTAAGGAGCTTGTTTGATGGCCCGTGCGAATATTCAGCGAAATATGTCCCTTACTATTGATGGGATTGGCTATGCGGGGGTGGTCAATGAAGTCACACCCCCGGTTATCACCCGTGTTATGGAAGAAACGCGGGGCGGGGGCATGGATGGGGTCTTGAAGGAAGACCTTGGACAGGAAGCCATGCAAATCACCCTGACCATTCACGGCACCAAGCACGAGCTTCTGAAACACCTCTTCGGCCCCGGTCTTGGTGCGTCCATCGTGCTAAGAACGTCGAATAAACAGCAAGGAAAAGGCGGCACCCAGATCATTTACAAGGTCACCGGTTCTTTTTCTTCCTACGATCTGGGCACCCTTTCCATGGGGTCGAAAAACAGCACCACCATCACCGGAGAGGTGGAGCACTACGAGATCATTGAGGACGGCAAGGAAGCGCTCTTCATTGATATTGAGAACTGTATATTCCGGGTCTGGGGCGAAGACTGGAAAGAGGACGAGCGAAACCATATCGGCCTCTAATGCCTGACTTAAAGCCAGTTTAGGCGAAGGCCAAAAATATAAACATCAAGGGGCGGCTTGGCTGCCCCTTTTTTCATGAGTAGCGCCCGCTTCATGTGCGGGAAAATCAAGGAAAAGACCCATGCAAACTGAAACTATCAACCTCCAACACCCCATCACCATTTCCGGTGCTGAGGTTTCGGAAATCGAAATCCGTCGCCCTAAATGGCGGGATATCAAGGGAATGCAAGAGAACACGAAAGGGGAAACGAGCCAGGTGGAACAACTCGTCATGGCGCTTTGTTCTACGCCCATTGGAGGCGGCTTGACCCCCGATGATATAGCGGAACTGGATGTTTCGGACGTTACCGCGATTTCTGACAAAATCGAGGGTTTTATCAAGAAGTCGAAGTAGTTCCCGCCTATTTCGACTTCTGCGAGACATTGGCCGTTGCTTATGGCTGGCCGCCTCATGTCGCAGATGACATGGGGTTGAGCGAAGGGGTCACTTGGTATTTTCGCGCCAATGAATTGATCACAACCCGCGCCAAGGCCGGGACGATCTGAACAGGGGTTTATCCGACATGAGTAAAAAGAACGGACAGGTCGAAATCAAGGTCGGCCTGATCGACAAGATCACTGCGCCCATGCGCCGGGTTGAGAAGGCACTGGACCGTTTGAGCCGCCCTATCAAGAAGATCAAGCGGGCTTTTTCAACCCTTGCCGACGCCAGCGGCCTTGCCAAGGTTGGAGAGCGGGTGCGTGGTTTGACGAAACGGGTCAAAACCTTGGGGGTGACCATCGCCGGGGCGGGGATAGCCGCCACGGCGGCGGCGACCAAAATGGTGACCGGGTTTGCAGGGGCCGGGGATGCGATTGCCAAGATGGGCCGCGCCACGGGCATGAATGTGGAGACCTTGCAAGCCTTGCGATATGCCGGTGATCGGTCGGGCGTAGACAAGGCGTCGTTTGATACGTCTGCCATGACCTTTTCCAAGCGATTGGGGGAAATGAAATCGGGGTCTGGGCCGATGTACGCCTTTTTAAAGAAGGTCGGACCGGAACTTGCAAAGCGCATGGTCGCTGAAAATGACCCGACCAAAGCCTTTGAAATGGCACTGGAAGCCCTTTCTGAGATCAAGGATGAAAGCAAGCGAGCGGCCGCCGCAACCGCTATGTTTGGCCGATCAGGTCAGCGGATGGCCCTTTTTGGCGAGGCTGGCCCGGAAGCTATCGAGAAACTGAAAGCCGAAGCCTTTCACCTTGGCGCTGTTATCAGCGCGGAAGATGCGGCCAACGGAGAAAACCTGACCGACGCAATGACCAATTTGGGCGTTGTCTTTGAAGGTCTTTCCAACAGTATTGGGGCCTCTCTGGCTCCGGTTGTGACCGATCTGATAAACAAGTTCAATGAATTGGTCGCCAATAACAAGGAACTGATTAGAGCGTGGGCCGAAAATTTTGCCAAGGATTTGCCGGGTCATTTGAAAGACTTGAAACAAATAATTTCAGACGTTGGCGAAACGTTCGGAAAGATCAAATCGGCAATTGAGACCGTGACCGGCCCGGTCAGCAATCTTGAATTGGCGATTGGCGCGCTTGGGGCCATCACGCTCGGCCCCTTGGTCGCATCTATCCTGTCAGTTGGGGCAGCACTGCTTAAGGTGGCCTTGATTATGCTGTTTAACCCCGTTGGGCTGATCATCGCGGGGATAGCCGGAGCCGCCCTTTTGATCATGGATAATTGGTCGGAATTGGTCAGCTGGTGGGAGGGAGCTTGGCAGAAGATTGCCGCCGCCTTCGATAAGGGTTGGGTGACGGGGGTCTGGGAAGTCTGGAACCAGTTTAATCCGCTAACCTTGATCATCAAATCCTTGGATCATTTGTCAGAAAAATGGCTGGAATTTTCGCCTGTTGATGTTGTGAACGGCTGGCTGGCTGAACTGGGTGCGCTGGCAGGCCGCTTTTACGAAGAGATGGCGGCTCTTGGCCGTGATATGGTGAACGGTATTCTGGACGGGTTGGCGTCAGGCTGGAATGAATTGACCAGCTGGCTTGAAGAGAAAATGGCGGGTCTTAGATCATTGATTGATCTGGGGTGGTTGGGCGAAAAATTGGGCCTGACCAGCGCACCCCAGACCCCGCCGCCGATTGCACAGAATGACAATCGAAAATCCAGTGTTGCAGCCCGGATTTCTGCGGCTCACGAGGTTGGTGCCGAAGCGCGTAAATCAGTCCACCACAACAAGATTGATAGTTCGATAGGCTCGCTTTCTGTGCATGTCACGTCCCCGCCGGGCGTTGATCCGATGGCCTTTGGCGCACGCGCCGGACAGGCGGCGACCGGCCCCTTGCGTAAACAGCAGCAGGCCGCGACGGCATCGCTGCGCGATGGGTAAAGCGGTGCCTGCTAGAGCGGGGCGTTAGCCGCTCTATCAAACCAGTACAGAAAATGGAGGCGCGGCATGGCAGAAATTGACCGCCGGGTCATGATGGGCCTTGGCCCGTTTCGCTTTGGTATGGCGGAGCGGCCTTATCAGCAAGCGGCCCGGCAATGGTCTTTTGAATATGCCAAAAAGGGGCGGCTTGGAGGCAAAACGGCTCAGCAATATGTCACCGAGGCCCCGCAGGTCATTACCTTGTCTGGCGTGATTTACACGCGCCATGGCGGCGCTGATCAGATTGCCGTTATGGCGGCGGCGGCGGGTAAAGGTCTTCCGATGTTGCTTGCAGATGGAAGCGGGCGAAATTGGGGTCAGGTCGTCATTACCCGCCTTTCTGAAACGGCCACTTATTTTTATCCCGATGGCCGACCCCGAAAGATTGAATTTGACGTGGAGTTGGAAAGCTATGGCTGACTATGAAACCAAGGCGGGCGACATGGTCGACGCTATTTGCGCCGATCAATTGCCGGATGTGGATGTAAGCCACGCCACAGATGAAACCTACAAACTGAACGCTTTCTTGGCTCTTGAAGATATCGTTCTACCCGCTGGCCTGAAAATCACTTTGCCGGATACATCAAAAGAACAGGTTACCCGGCCCTTGCGTGTCTGGGGATAGGCAGAAAACCGAAGGTAACCCGCATGAAACCATATGCCCGATTGCGCCGGGGCGGGATTGATCTGCCCTATGATCTGGACCAGCGGCTTTTGTCCTTGGAGGTGACGGATGAAGCGGAAGATAAGTCAGACGCTCTTTCATTCGAGGTTGACGCCCGCCCAGAAGGTGTCAGCCCCTTTCCCCTGCCCCCCATTGGAGTTGAGTTATCCTGCCTTCTTAGTGACGGGATAGGACAATTAAGGGATATGGGGCGCTATATTATCGATAGCGCGAGCCTGAGTTACGGCACATTGTCGGTTAAATGTCATGCTGCCAATCTGGTGGAAAGCTATCGCACCCCGCGATTTCAGTCGCACCATGGTTCAACCTTGGGCGAAATGGTGCAAGCGGCGGCGGCTCGTCATGGGTATGAACCGGTCATAGACTCGGAACTTGGCGCAATTGAAATTCCTCACCAAGATCAGTTTTCAGAAAGCGATATGAGCTTTTTGACCCGACTGGCCCAGAAGTTTGACGGTGTCGCCCGTCCGATGGATGGGCGCTTGGTCTTGGCGCGGCGGGGAACCGGGCAAGAGGTGAACGGCGCGGCCTTTGACATCATCACTATCAAGCCGAAGGATTGTATTGGCGGAGAGAGCGCTTTCACCTTTGATTATTCCGGCCGTGAAGAAGGTGGCGCGGCGGGCGGAATTTCCGGGACTGAAACTGCCCGCGAACCGGGCGGGTACAGGGCACATTTTTATGATCGGGCAGCGGGGGTTAAGGATTTTGTAGAAGTGGGCAAAGCTCCCTTTTGCGACCTACGCCAAACAGAGGTCAGCCGGGCGTCGGCTGAAGCGGTCGCTGCCAGTGAGTTGAACCAGAAAACACGCGGTGCGGGAAGTTTCTCAGTCAAGGTTTTGGGAAATCCTGACATTCGCGCTGAATGTCTTTTGGAACTGTCCGGCTTTAATCCGGGCATTCCAACCCTTTGGCGGATCAAAACCGCAACGCATAGCCTACAGGGCGGCTATGAGACGGGTTTGACCTGCGAGCTTTACAAGGGTGCATCAGGCGGGAAGCCCACGTCTGGTAACACGGCATCAAGCGGCAAGCAGGAAAACGTTCCCGGCAGAGCAAAGAAAACGGCCGGGAAAAGCAAGTATGGCTGGTCAGCCCCATATGTTGAGGGATGACTATAAACAGGCAACAGATATTAGTTATCAAATGTTTGTTGCTGATTTCACCTTTGAATGTTGGCGGGCGGAAAACCCGGAACATCTGGAAATTGTCGGTCGAATATGGGCGGCAGCAATCCACGAAATGAAGGCCCGCGCTGATTGTGCGGCGGTTTACCGGGGGCGACTGGCACTTTTGCGCTCACCCCCTGAAACAACACCCGACATTCTTCAAGAAACACCAAGCTAGGAGGGCGGCCGAAGGGCCGTTTTTTTTATGGCCATCATAGACAACAAGACCCCGAATTTGGGGTTGCTCCTACCGGATGAAAATAATGACGCACTGGATGATATCCGCCGGATCAAGAAAACCATTACCGATGTTGATCAGCATATTTCAGAGGCAAAGGAAGCCATTGCATCGGTTGGCACCCGCGATCTGGGCGACAATGGCAGTGTGACTGTAACCGCGCCAAAGGCTGGTGAAGTTCTGCGTCATGATGGTCAGGCATGGAAGAATGACGCCTTAACCAGTAAGGACGTGAAGCACGGTACTAAGACGCTGGAAATGGCTCTTGCGCAATTGGCGTCTCAATTGGAGCAGCTGCTCGGAGGCAATGCGCCGGAGTTGCTGGATACCATTCAGGAGCTCGCCAATGCGCTTGGGGATGATCCGAACTTTGCAGCAACCGTGATGGAGCATCAGTCCAAGCGGGCTGTCGAGACTCGCATGGCCCCGGAGGGTGGCAAGCCGCAATATTTTGACCCAACGCGGGGCGACGGCGGCGCGTGGGTGGATATCGGGTCTGGTGACGGGGTGCCGGTTGGCGGGATACTGGGGGACCCTTCTGGCACTGGTTTTGGTCCCGGCTGGCTGAAGCTTGGGAATGGTGCGACCTTTGATGTCACGATCTACAAAAAACTGGCGCTGAAATACCCGGATGGCGTGCTGCCTGATCCTGATGATCGGGTTTTGCGCGGGGCAGGTCCCTTGGCAGGTGCTGCCGGAACGGTGCTTGAAGATGCGTTCCAAGACCACCCGCACGAAGACGCTTACGCCTCCAATGTGTCTGATGGAACCGCGCGCACTTCTGTCCGCACATTCGGTTCCGGTCGTACAGTCGCCGAAACTGGTGAAAGTCAAGAATTGCCTCAGGGTAATGCGGCAGAAGGTAATGAAACTCACCCTCTGACAGGACCTGCATCAGCGGTCCCCGGCGTTCGTACAGCCTCAGAGACCCGCGTCAAATCCCTCACAGTCGATTGGTACATCAAGGCAGCAGATACGGTTGATGCTCCTGAAGTCGTCCAAGCGCTGGCCTATGTTGCATCGCTCAATGCGGTTGTGTCGAAGGCGGGCGAGCTGGAACGTGTCGCGAAAAACCGTGTGGTGAACCAATTCAGTACGCAAGCGACATATACCGCGCCTGCTTGGACAGCAACGTCAGGTATTGAAATTGCGTTGTTTACGACAACGATTGATAACGTGAAGGCCGGGAACCACGTTCAAATTGACCTGTCAATGTTTTTCGAGTGTAACCATAACGTAGTATTGTGGCTGACGCGAAACGGCACCGACTTGTTGCGCGGTACTGGCGGAGGTGCCCCCGGTGCGAATGGACTTTTTACACCTACCTATGACCCCGACAATAACAGCACGCCGGACCATAGAAGCTTGGCAGGCTTTATCGACACCTCGCCTACCGCAGGCAGTAACACTTACCGCCTTATGGCTCAGTCGTCGGACACCGGGACAAAGACAGTTTACATTAATCGTACCGTTTCAGGAGGGACCGGACTGTATGACGAAAAGGGCTCGTCTTGGATTAATTTGAGGGAGCGACAGGCATGACAGGCTTTGTTAATGTTGACCAAGACGGCGTAGTGATCGCTTGGTGTCAGGTTCTGCAGGGCCTTGCGGACCGGGAAAACGCGCATTCCGTCCCGGACGGAGTTTCCCTCGGCTACATCCAGCAGCCAGACGGTAGTTTTGCGCCGCCGCCTGTACCTGTCCGCCCCCTTGATGAGGTCAAATCCGAAGCTGTGAAGGCTGTAAAACAGCGTCATGCAGAAACACTTCGCAGACTTTCAGGTAATGCCAGCGATGAAGAGATGCACTCTTGGCCGCGAAAGGCATTGGCCGCTGAAAAGTATCTGGAAGGAACAGCCAGCGAAAAACAGACGCGGATCATTGAAGGTGGCGCGGACCGCCGCGATATGGCCTTTGATGCTTTTGCCAATTTGATACTAAAGAAGGCGGAAACCTTCGATGATCTGATTGGTCAAGCGGATGATCTGAAAGAGCGAACCGATGCAGCCATAAAAGCGGCAGACACCGCAGAAGAGGTGGCCGCTATCCTCGAAGCCTCTGAGGCGGAAGCGGCGGCGGCTCTAACGAAGTGGCTCTCGGCGGCTTGATCCATGTCCAGCTTTTCGACATTCGAGCATTTCGAGCATGTGCAGGGCACGCGCAAAGCCTATGTTCTGACCAAACCGCTCTATTGGGATATTGGCTGGAAAGGCTCTGGCCACACTGAAATCATCCCGGCAGGAACGCCTTTCGATATTTCTGTTCCGTGGTGGTTGGAATGGGCACAAGACCCACATGACCGCAGTGTACTACCTGCAGCCGCCGTCCATGATGTGTTCTTGCGTCGTGGACGAGATGTGGATTTTGCATCGAGCGAGTTCCGAAGGGCATTGCGAGCAAGAGGCAACAGCCGGAAGTGGTCTTGGTTACTATTCACCTTGACCCTTGTTTGGACAGCTACTCGTAGCGCTTTCAATCCAACGCGCCGAGCCGTATCGGACTGACATACCCCCTGTTTCTGGCCTGCACTACGCTCGGGTGGGAACACATCCTGCTTATCGGACAGTACATCTGGCGCAAGATGGAAGCTGAAATCGCCTAGCGTACGATTTATCACTGAGCCCTAATGGACCCCCACTACAATCAAATAAACCCGCCCCCGGTTCATCCGGGGGCGGGTCTTTTTTTTGTTTTAAGCGGGTGTTTTGGTGAAGCTCAGCGGAACCGGCCGTCAAGCTCTTTCTGGCTGGGCAGCGGGTGACCATCTTGGCGCAAGAGATGATAGAGATAGCCTTTCAGGTCCAACCCCATTTCTGTTGCCCGCGCCCGGAACATATCGCGGATCGGTTCGGGTACGGCCGTAAACGACATTTGCACCCGGTCGGCCTTCCTGAAACTGTCCACCCATGCCAGATGCTCGGAAGCCTTTCCTACAACCATACCGGATATGGCAGCCGCCTTATCAGTCACCGTTCCTTCTTGGTACGGCCCTGTCGGGATGGCCGCTGGTGTGTTGGCATCGTCATCGGGCAGGATAGAGCGCGGTTTTTTCTTGTAAGGTGCCATAGTGTATTCCTTATGCGGCGCGGCTGGATTCGCCGGGCAGAGGCAGGAGCTTTTTGTTTCTGAGTTCCACCAAAAGGCTTTGTGTTAGTCCCTTGGCCCGGCCGGTGACGGCTTCACCTGTGTTCATGGCGTCTTTAAAGCCGGTAGCATGCCATAGGGTTGTGTCAGCAAATTCCAGCTTTTCATATGAAGCCAATTGGTCATTGATGGCAGCGGTCGCACGGGTTTTTGGGTCGAAATCCATCCGCACCCCAAGGGTTGGAATGTGTTGGCGGATCATGTTGGCTGTGGCTGTGACACTCTTGGCCGTGGCAATTGCCCCTTGGGCATCGGGGACGGTAGCCTTGACCGGGATCAGGCACAATTGACTGCCCCCCATGACAAACCCCGCCATCCGACTGTCAAACCCGGCTGTGTCTACGATGATGTAATCGTATTCGGCTCTAAGTTGGCGTAACAGGTCGGTGATATCGGTTTCAGCCAGTTCAGTCACATAGTCGATATGCCCCCTGCCCGGCATATCGACGGCTGCCCACTTGGCGGCGCTTTCCTGCTTGTCTGTGTCTACGATGATGACACGCGCCCCCGGTTCCTTTGCCAACAATCCGGCTAACGCTATGACAAGGGTGGATTTTCCAGCCCCGCCCTTATTTTGTAAAACGGAAAAAACAAATCCCATACCGCACCCCTTAATAACAGTAGTTAGGTGACAGTAGTTTGTTATTAGGTATCTGTCAATAGATGTTTGATATCTGTTTATTTAGTATCATCGTTATCTGCATCGTCATGTTGGATGCTGTCAACACTGAGGCGTATCAGTAGTTCCTCAATCATGTCTCGGTCCATTGGGCGAAGCTTTTGCCATCGGTCAGAAATTCGCTGGCCTTTCTTGCTAAGAGTTACGCCCGAAAGAATATAAGCGGGATCAACGTTCAGAACGTTACAGAGTTGGATTAGATTTTCTACGCTTGGAGTTTTTTCATTCTTTAGCACTTGGCTGACGTAGGTGTTCGCACGGCCCATTTCTTCGGATAGCCTGTACAATGGGCGACCGTCCGTGCGAACAGCGTCCCGCAACCGGTCGCGCCACCCAGCCTCTTCTTTAATCATGAAAATCCCTCTAATGGACGAATAGCTGTCACGCTATAGTGCCAATAAATCTATCTTCTAAAGAAATGGTGTAAATACACAAATGTCTTGACATTATGCGCTATAGATCGCAAAAATTCCATCTGATAAACCTAAAGCGTATATTATAGAGATCATCTGTATGGGGCGCTCTGGTTGTGAGGGTTATATGACTAATGCTTGTAATAGAGGGCCGGAGGCTAAGTGCACCGGCTATCGATTTGTTTCGGCTACAGGTATCCGTGCAGAGATTTATGAAATCAGGGGCTGGTCTATTTCCTTACCTTATATCGAAAGTCTACGGACCCCGTACAGTGAACATATCGCGTCCGAGCGTACGGCAGATCAAATAAGACCACAAAATATGCACAAAAGCGTATTTGACAGGCTACCGCACCATGCGCACACTATTCCAGATGAGAATCACTGAACCTTCTACTTTGCCGGGTTGCCGCCCAACAAAGTAGAAGAGTTCAGATTTTCTGAAAAAGATGCGCCAGTTACCAGCTGGCGCTTGTGTCTAACAGTCCCAGCAAAAAGGTGGTTCCAACAAACACACTAAACGTCCAACCAACTAGGCGTCGGGTCGAGCGTCTTTCGCAATTAGACAAGATCAATTTCCCTGAAAATGGATTGAAAGTCAAGCGGAAGAAGCTCCCGGACGAGGGGAGTCTTATGTCTATCGCCGCTAAATTTAGAACTATAAATCAACAAATAGTCGCTTCTCAGGCGCTGGCTGCGCAAAAGTGCCAAGCCAACACCACGAAAACGGAAGCGGCCCGAGTTATCAAATCAGCCTGCCCGGCCCTTCACATCACACGAGGGCGCTACCAAGCTCTTGATCTGCTTTTGGGCGCAACCCGATCTGGCGATTGGGTCGATGACCGCGAACCGATTGCAACTTTATCGAACGCTTATCTAGCCAATGCGCTGGCTTGTTCAGAGCGCACTGTATCCCGACTTTTAAAAGGTCTGGTAGAAGCTGGTATACTTGCTTATCGGGATAGCCCGACAGGCCGCCGTTTTCGATCTAAAAATGGTCAGGAAGTTTATGGGCTATCTTTTGCCCCTGCCCGTCAGCGTTTGGATGAATTAAGGGTCTTGGCACAGGAGCACCGAGCCAAGCTTGCAAGTGATAGGGCTGCAAAGCGGGCAGTTGAACAAGCCTTGAGAAGCCTTGAAGACCTGCGGATACAGGCGGAAAACGGGGGCGTAGATTTCACGCGCATAGAAGCAGACGCTCTTGCCATCAAGGATATGGCTGCGGATCGTGCAACTAAGGCAGAAGCGCTATCCATTTTGCTTGAAGGTGCGTGGACTGAGGTAGACCAAGCTCTTCATAAAGGACAGAAAATGTCATGGTCGGGTGACAAAACTGACACCCATTTACATCCTACAAACCCAGAAACACACGTATCTAGTAGTGAGCGGACTTGCGCTAACGCGCAAGACATCAGAAATAGCTCTAACATTGCCTCCGGCAATGAAATGGCTCTTGAAAAGGAGCCTTGCGGCGGCGGCTCATCCGAGCAAGAGCAAATACCCCTATCGAGAGACGAACGCGGTAAGACCTCTGTAAGTGGGATTAATTTCCAGTTGGTTCGCACTGCGTTGTGCCAAACACGTCCAAATTTCAATATTGAACTTGACCGATGGTCTGACCTTCTCATGGCGGCCGATACGATCAGGGCCGGTATAGGTCTTTCACCGTCGGCCTACAGATTGGGTGCGGCAAACCATGGGGATCATGTGGCAGCACTTTGCGCGGCGATCATAGCGGAGAAGTTTTTGCGCGGAGCAAATATCAGCAGTCCGGGGGGGTATTTCAGGGGTATGATGGCGGCGGCCGAGCGTGGAGAACTGCGTTTAGATAAGACGCTGTTTGGTCTTATAAATAGTTCCTGCGCAATGAATTAGTAAATGTGGTGGTTTCGATGCTGAGAGTATTAGTCGTTGAAGATCATGACCTTATGCGAAAGGCAATTATTGGGATCATCACAAGATTGCGCGAAAAGAGCTATGTTGTCGGTGTCTCTACACTTTGCGCGGCACTTGAACTTGAAGGGGAGGATTTCGATTTTGTTTTTATTGATCCGGGACTGCCCGGTTTTAATCCGCTATCACGTACAGATAGGCAGCATGTAGTTCTGTCAGCAAGTGAAGCATTCCCGTCGGCGGTTCAAGTCGTAATTACCGGCTCCTATGATTTTCAGGAAAAGGAAAATTTATTGGGAACTGGAACAGAATTATATCTTTCAAAAATAGGATTAGATAGCCGACAGATAGAGGAAATAATAACAAAAGGTGAAGGTAACAAATATACAAAAAATATATCTCAAGAACACGAGGAATATTATTCATTTCTTACAGACCGTGAGCAGAGTATTTATAATTTTGTAAAATCACGGCGAAGAACAGAACGTATTGTCGATAAATACCAACAATACGCAGACCTACATAATATTTCTACGGACACGGTTTGTAAGCATTACAAGAATGCTTCAAAGAAGATTAGAACACACGCTTAATAGGAAGCGGACGATGCTCCATGTAAATTTAGAAGATGTGAAATTGCACCTTGACGAAAATGAAGTTGCCGGAAAAATAGTCGATGCCTTGCTCAATAAAACGTATGAGTCTGATGAAGCCTATTGTGTGAAAAATCTTGTAAAGCCCGGTGATCGTATTCTGGAAATCGGTGCCGGTATGGGTTTTATTACAACGATTTTGAGCCAGATAGAAGACGTTAAAGTATGGAGCTTTGATGCAAATCCGGCTCTTATCGAATTACTCAAGAGAACAGCAACCATCAACAACAACAATGTCGCCTCGTTGAATATCGGGGCCTTTTCTGCAAAAGCCCATGGAGAAATGGATTTCTATATCCGGCAAGAGTTTTGGATGTCGTCCTTGTATAAGGAACAAGGCCCATATGAGGAAGTAATTAAGATAAAAACTCGAAATATAGACGATTTTATACGTGATAATTCGATAAACTGCTTAGTAATGGATATAGAGGGGGCGGAAAAGGAAATTCTTGAAGATGCGAAATTGCTCGGGATAGAACGCATTTGTGTGGAATTACATCCGCAAATATACGGCCACACAGGAATAGGATCGATAAATAACCATATAAATGGTAAAGGCTTTAGAATAAACAAAAAATACTCTAGTAATTTGTGTATTTCTTACGATAGGGAGAGTCAAGATGTTTAATAAAAGTATTGTACTGCTGTTTTCTATATTTACTGCCTTGTTGAATATTCCCATGCCCGCAATAGCGGGCGGTTCCTTTGAAAATATGGAAATATTTAACGAAGAAGGAGACGTTGTAAGAAAATATACATTAGAAGACCTAAAGAATGAATATGAACAGAATACCATAGAAACTATAACGCCTTGGTCGAATAACCAAGAGATATTATATCGAGGCCCGTTTCTTGGAGATTTGTTGTTACGGCATAACAATACTGGCGGGGATGATATCGAGATATCTGCGCATAACGGCTTTATCTCAGGTGTGAAAAGGTCAGAAATTTCACAATACGCACCAATATTGGCGGTGGAGCGGAATTGTGAACCGCAAGATTACATTACTGAAGCTTGTGCAGATGGGCAGTTATTTAGACCAATAACCATTCCAGAAAATGGCCCGATATTTTTGGTGTGGCCGCTCAAAGAACTGCCGGAATATTACCTGAATATGAGGAATGCAATTTGGGTATTTCATGTATCGGCAATAGCACATAGCAAGAAATGAAAAAATTGCGAGAAAATAGCCAGTTAATATTTGGCGTTATTGGCGCGTTTCTTTTTGGTTTGCTAGTATTAATATTGATTACATCCGAATACGATAGACGAAATATGTCTTTTTATTTGAATAGAAATATCGAGATACAATGGAGAATTGCGCAAATAAAAGAACGATTGATCCATGTCTTGTATAGCAATATTGGAATGTCGTTTGATGAGAGATTTGAACGAGAAGCGCAGTTTTTTATCGCTAGCATTAGGCAGATGAATAGCCTTGGATATCTATCCGACTATTTTGAACCAGCCGATATAAAGCATTTGCAAGAGATAGAGAGAAGCGCAGAGATATGGGTTAATCCGGGGAAGACACGTGCCACCTCGGAGAGAGTTTATTCAGAAATAGAAAAGACGCTTAAATATTTAAATAGACTTTCCTCTATCTCTGTTGAAAATCGACAGGAAATACAGATAGAAGCAAATACGCGTGCAAACTATAAGATTAAAGTAGGGGTATTTGTTGTAACAATAATACTTTTATATGTATTTTACATATTGATATATCAGAGGTATGTTTTAGTCCTAAATCACAATAAAAGAATACGGGATTTTGTTTCGTTATTTGTCCATATGACACGCACGCGCATTGCAGGCTTGCGGTTATTTTTCGATGGCCAGCCATCGAGCGCCGGATGTGTGCAGGATGATGCACTGAATACCATAGGTGAGTTGGAAAAGATAAATGCAGCTCTATTGAAGATGACTAGTTATCAGCCCGAATATAGTACGGGTTTGCTTATGGATGTGTTGGAGAGCATCCCAAAGCGAGATGTTATTATAAAAACAGAGACTAACATAACACACTTTTATGTAAATGTAGACGTATTGAAAGCTGTTATTCTTGAGGTAGTCCAGAACGCATTAGATGCGACGAGAGACGAAGTAAGCCCGGAAATTATAGTTATTGTGGGCAGAGCGTATAGAAGGTTTTACATAGGCAGATACATGGTGCCCATTGTCGTGAAAGATAATGGGATGGGAATGGATGATGATATTAAAAGCAAAGCAGTCCTCCCGTTTTTTTCGATTAAAGGTGGAAGTCATACGGGGTTGGGTTTGTCTGGCAGTATTGGAATGATGTCCGCCATAGGGGGCCGATTGAGCATCGAGAGTGAAAGAGGCATAGGAACTCAAGTAACGTTGAATGTTCCGGTGTCTTTAAAGGGTCACAGTCAGATAGATTGAGAAGACACCGTTCAGTAAATGTTTTTCTGACAAAGAACCAAGGAAGCCCTACCCGTGAAAAATAGGGGGTAGGTAACTACCCTTTATACTTTAATGAAGCTGGATACTATCCACGCGGATAAAGTGACCAAAGGGAATAGGTATGGACACTGAAAGAATATCTGCGCTTTCTCGGAATTTATATACCGTTATAAAAAATTCAGAAGAAACGGAAAGTGATGAGGTGCTTTTTGTTTTGTCACTACTAACGTATTCATTCATACGCGGTGCAGATGCAACGGAATTTGAGACGGCATTGTCAAAAACAATCACGGATTTTGAAAAAAACATTCGAATGATCGGGGATCACAACGTTAATATTTTGAATTAATTGCTAAATTAGGAATGTTCATTGTGATGTTACGGCAAAGAAAACCCCCGAAAGGCATGCGCACGGCTTCTGGCCGAAAATCGCGCTCAAAAGAAGCCCAAAAGCAGGTGGAAGGTGATGTTCGGGCAAATAATTTGAAAGCACGGCAACGTATGTTTGGTTGCAGCTATGTGCAGGGTGCTAACCCGGAAGTCGTGAGCAACTTGCGGCTGTTGCGTCAGTTTATGACGGCACATAATCACACGCTGACAGGCTCACAGGTCGCAGCTGTTGAATTTATTGAACGATCCTATCAGGCTTATGCTAGGGCAGTGCAATCTCCGGCGGCGATTTATGGCGCTGGGGAGGGGCTGTTCTGCCTTGCCCCCGGAAGCCGTTCTTGAAGCATCCGCCCGTCGGGCGGTTGCGGAGTGGGAGGGGATCGTCAACGTGCTTGATCGTAAGTTGTTTAACCCATTGCGCCGGTTCCAATTTATCAACATGGTTGTTCGTGGTGAACGAAGTGCGCATCTTGTCCCGGCCGTCATAAGTGGTCTTAATGCTGTTGCTAAACAATATCTATTATCTAATAACCGGCAATAGATAATAGATTGGAATACGTACTAATTCCCGTCATTTAGGCCAGTCATGAGGTCTATACCCGGACAGATATGCCCTGATCAAGCGCACATGATGGGCTTGGATCGGAATGCGGCCGAGTTCCATTTGACTGATATGAGAGCGGACGCTTGCACTTGGCTTCAAGCCTATTAGTGGCGCAAGCTGGGAGCCTGTCAGCTTTAGCTCTTTCCTCGCATCGCGCAAAACCTCCCCTGTCATTGGCCGAATGCCTAAAGCCTTTTGCTCTGCCTCATAGGCGTTGAGAGCCGCCCGCATCTGCCCCCGGTCGCTTGGATCATCAACACAGGCGGTTAGTGCGGCTAAATCTTCTTTCATTTCATTAAGTGTAAGCCCCAGCGTTTTGCGGGTTATCCCAACCGTTCGTTCAATTATGCCTGCGTCTATCACGTCTTGGCCTCTATCAATTGTATGATAATTCAATACATGAAAAATCAGGGTATGCAAAGGCTTTCATGAAGGTTGACAGTGGTGTGTGATAGAACAGGAATTATACTGGTAATTATCTGTTTCAATATTTGACACCAAAAATCAATTGCTTGCAACAAATCCGTAGGAAGATCAGGCAAGCCGTAGGGTCCGACTTGGGTGCGGTGGTTGACAAAGCAAAGTAGCTTTTTGCGTGGTTGACACTAGGAATTTTGACGAAAAAAATTTCGTGCGAACCGGAAAATTTTTGAATGAATGAAAATCGTGCGCGTCCTTTCACGGGTCCTTCCCCCGCCCCCCGGCCTCTTGCGGGTGCGTGGCCTGCGCAGAAAAATCCCAGTTGTCGGGATTTTGGTTTGAGTGGACACATAAGCCGGTTGGTTGACAGCTCGCACCGCTCCACTGTCGCAGAAGTCTGCCGGACTATTTCTGCAATTCGCCGGTCAGGGGTGGCGGGCAGGTGCGCGCTGGTTGACACAAGAAGCCCAGCAAGGTTGGGTTGGCGACACAATCGGTTGACACATAAAGCACCCGGTTTCAATTAATAGGTAACAAACAATAGAAGATAGATAATAGATGATGGTTATTTGAGGTGAGGGGCAAGGTAGCTATAACAGACGGCCGAACCATAAAGGCCGTGATCAAGCGGGCCGGGGAGACCGGTAAGCAGGTTATCGCCGGGGCAGGGGAAAACCTCTATTTGCGCGCAGCCCCATCGGGTGCAGCCCGCTGGGTGGTTATCAAGCACATGGACGGCAAGAACCGGGAGCGCGCCTTGGGTAGATACCCGGAAACCACTTTGGCCGTGGCTCGTGCGCAGGTTCCAGCCATAGTCGCTAAATTAGAAAGAAAACTAGCGCGCATTCGAACCCCAGACGCACCGACTAAATTCCATAAATTTGCTGAATGGTATTTCGATAATCATCATCGCCCCGGCTTGTCATCGACTAAAGGGGTAGAGATGTGGCGGTTAGTATTAGGCAAGTATCTTAAACCACTCGGTCATCTGCGGGTGGAGCAAATCAGGCCCCATCACGTCGCGGAAGTTTTAACGAGCCTCACAGACCGCCCCGCCATGATGCGGGATGTCAGGGGCAAGCTGGCGATTGTCTTGGAGGCCGCCCGAGCTCTTGGGCTGACAAATACAAATGCGGCTGACTGGTCGATTGTGAAATTCCATATTCCAGGTGCTGCGGTCAAAGGGCGCAAAAGCTACCGGTCAGAACATCACGGCGCTTTGGAGCTTGATCACATGCCAGCCCTGATGGGCTATTTGCGCGCGCGCGACACGATGGCTGCCCAATGTCTGGAATGGCTGATCCTGACGACCACCCGAAGCACGGAAGCACGTGCGGCCATGGTTGAAGAAATCGACCTTGACGCGGCAATCTGGGCGATTGATCCGGCTCGCATGAAAAAAGGTATCTTGCACCGTATTCCATTAAGCCCGCGAGCTATCGAGATTGCGGGCGAAGCAATCGGGACGCGGACCAGCGGCCTTTTGTTTCCGGGCCGGTCTGGCACGAAGCCTGTTTCAGATCAAACTTTGCGCGATTTGGTTTTTGGATACGAGTGTCACGAACTTGGCCGCGCTGCACCCCGTGCAACGGTTCACGGGTTCCGAGCCTGTTTTGGGTCATGGGGGCAACGGCAGGGGTATGCGGACGAGGTGTTAGACAGGCAATTATCCCATGTGGCTGACGCCTATTTGCGGGACGATGTTTTGGAAATTCGCCGCGAGATTTTGAAGCGTTGGCAATCGGCATTAGTTTAATGTATTAAAAAATAATACAACATAAGCAAATTAGTATGAAAATATAATACAAATAGCTTGACCGTGTGACCGGGTGAGGGTACATATAAACCCGTCAACAGGGCATAGCGCCCGCCTCGCATGGAGAAGAAAATGACATTCAATAAATGGCTGGATACCCTTTTGGAAGAAAAGGGCATTGATCTGGAACAGGGTTTGACCGTTAAAGGCCCGTCAGGCCCCAATTACATGCCGGTTGGCGTGATCGTGGATGCGATTAAATCCGCACCTGAAACAGAACGCGCTGCTATCAAGAAAACCTTGATTATGATTGATTTTCACAATCGGAGTGTTGTCGATTATCTGAGGCATCTGGGTCAGGCAATCGCGATCTAATCATGACTAAGCCCCGGTTTAATGCCGGGGC